TGGCTGTAAATGTTGGACGCAGCTGTCGGGGTTGTGGCCAAGTAAACGTAGTTCAGCGGGTAGGTGCTGTCAGCGTTCAGGTTGGGGGCGTAGGCCGGAGCAATCACATACACTTCTGTCCCATTGTAGGGATACAGCGGGTTGGTGGACGCATCAGCACCAGACAGAATGACTTTCTGAATGGGTAGATTCACAGGCCAGAAGTTGGAGCTGGTGATTTGGTATACACCCTTAGCCGAGTTGGCCGAGGTGACCAAGTTGTAGGAGCCAAGATCCAATGTCCCAACTTGAATACCAGCACCAACAGTGTTGGCAGACTCATTCACAGCAGTGGCAGCGCTTCCACCTTGAACGATGGATTGGTACGCAAGACGATCATAGTTACGGTCGGTACCAGTCCATTTATAAATGGCGTTATCCACCAAGTACTGCATTCCTTGAATCAAGTCTGCAGAGGCTTCATGAGGAGTAAACTCTTGGTACTTATTGACATCTGTGATGAGGAAAGGACCGGGGTCAGCCAGAGCCATCCACTTAAAGTTATTGCTTTCACAATGAAGGGCAGCGGCGGCGCCAACTTGAGCCCGCCCAGTAGCGTCGAATTGAGCGTAGGCAGCAGGTGTAACCAAATATCCTTGATCTTGTTGACCATCAAACGCAGTGGCAATGCACTGAGTATAGTCTTGAGGAACACGGTCAACATTTGTTTGCTGACCAACAATGTAACTAATGTTGTAGGTGTTCTGCATAAATACAGAACTAGATCCTGCAGGAAACACTTCAGTAACAACTGAAACATTGCCATCAAAGGTGGTGGCAGCGAAAGTTACATACGAGTTTTGTGAGTTGCTTGTAGGATCTTGGTCAATAACCAGACCAAAGTCACGAACATAGACCGAGGCATTGACAGCAGGGTTGCTTCCGATGGCGGCGGCGACAGCAGTGGCAATAGCAGCTGAAATTTTACGGTTGTTGACTGCATCGCCTGCAACATAGTTGACAGGGATGGTAACAGGGACGCCAAGCCATTCGCCATTGGCAGTATAGCCTGTGGCACCATCGCCAGCAACAAGCTTAAGGCCGTTAATGGTCATCTGAACGTACACAACGTTGCCAGCCATCAGAGCAGAGGGCAGACCAGTTGTGTTAACCTTGCTACCCGAAGGTAGAAACTCGACCTCAACAATTTGGTTGGGAGTACCCACACGAACAACGCGAAGGTCACCAACTTGGGCATTGTTAAAGAACTCTTCAACGCAGCTATAGCTGAGGGAGGGAATGCGGGACGTGGGCTTGTCGGCCTTTAGGAGACCTAACAGGTAGTCGTTTGTAGATGTGATGGGAATGGGCGTGTTGTACGGAAAAACCGTTGTTGACACATTCTCTTCGGTCTCAACCAGCATATAAACGGTGCTAAAGCTGGAGATACCGGCGGAGGCAACAAGGCCAGCCCGCTCATTAACGTATACACCAGGAGCCCCAGGAGTTACTCCTGAAGTTCCCAAGGAAAAAGTAGCCATTTTGATACAATGATGTTCCTGTTTTTTCGTAGAGTTGTGTAGGCCAGGATGACTCCTACGTGGTGCCCGTGGGCCAACTCAGACGACGTTTCCGTATTTGACTTTTACCCGCCCCTGGTTATGACAGCACTGTCCAGCGACCATCCGTTTATCTGATCTCGGTTAGTGACAGCTACCGCGCTATACTTAACCAGAGATTGAACGTAATCTTTTTCTGTATCAAAAGGAAATATGTCAGAGGTGTTCGAACTGGGGAGACCGAATACAAAACCCCCTTGGCTCAACCCTGAAGTTGGATTGCCATTTGAACCAATCCTTAATTGAGCCCCAAGTGGAGGAAGTTCATTGACCCTCCACTGAGGGTTCTGTTCTAAAACCTCCCGGTAGGCTAACGAGTCGGCAAAAAATAGATAACCAAGCTTACGCCAAGTAAACTGCTGCTGAAACGGGAGGGATGTTGTCATGGGCGGTTAGCTTTGGCACGAGCAAGTAGACGAGCGCCGATTTCACGACCACGAGTCAATTGGAATCCTTGCTCCTGGGCAATGGCTTCCATTTTAGCTTTGGCAACAGCGGTGGAGGCACCAGGGTTGAAAAGATCTGTCTTTTCTTCGTTCTTACGACCGTTTAGTTTGCTGCGAATTTGGTCTTGGATCAATTCAGGCGCCTGAGCCTCTTTCAGAGTGTTGGGAGTGGTGTCATCCTTCAGTTCTTCAACCTTGGGTTCTTTACCAGTAGGTGCTTCTTCAGCAACTACTTCAGTGGGAGTTTCCTCAACTTCAGGCTCTGCAATAGATTCCACTTCGGGAGTGGTTTCCACAGTTTCTTCCACCACAGGAGTAACTTCTTCAACCTTGGTAGGGGCAGGTGTGTTACGAGTGCGTTTGCGTGTTGTCATGATCAATGTTTGCGGGATAAAATATTTTTCCAAGCAATCGGTACGATGTGCTTGAGTGAGATGTCGGGAACACCCATCCAAGGCCGGGCCGCCATTCGGCTTGTACCGAATTGGTGGTACTTACCATAGGAAGTAGACCGGACAAGGAAAGTATCTCCTCGTGTAGTTAGGTAGGCACTGTCTAGCATAAGCCCGGTTCGACGTAGTATGGGTTGTCCCGGGAAGTGTTGTTGTTTCCAGGCAGAGTAGGCAGGTGTGAGTCGTTTCCACGGGGTTCCGTAGGTGGGGTCTTGTTCTCGCTTCTGGTAAGGCAGGTTGTCGTCCAAGAGAACAGGAGTCCATTCCCTTTGTGTTGGTTTCCACCAGTTGACATTTAGGGGGATGAGACCGTTTCCGGTGGCTTTGAACTTAAGCATTAACCTCTCGCTGCTTTTTTCTGAGCCTTTTCAACTTCTTCAGCATGGTTTTTAACAATATCAATCATTGTTTGAATCTTGCTCATTGGTTGGGTCTCAAGCCAATCCATTGATTGGTCCCAACGTTGTTTGCATAGGTGGTAACCGGTTTCCAACCAATTTTCAACGGTTAGAATGTTCCCCTCCATTATGTTTTTTGAAGCCCAGTCTGCCATTGCTTTGACTTGCGGTACTTGTGCTATGTCGAGGACTTCTTTATTGAGGATGACTCTCTCAACCAGCTCAAGCATGCTTCCTTCTTGTTGACGAAGTAGCTGTGCAAAATAGAAGTCTTTTGGTTGAACTTCTCGAAGATGAAACATTACCCCTTCAACAGAGATAAGGTAGGTGAAATCCTCTAAGTCCTCTACAGTTAGTTTGGGCTTTCTTCGTCGGCCCCGCTAGCCTCAGCAACAAGCTCATTGAGCTTCTTAATATCACGAACCCCTAAGTCAATGATCTCGTCGTAGGTGATCTTATCGTCACCAACAATGAGTCGCTCGATAATCTTCATACCTTTTTCTACATCTCCGGCTTTGCTGAGATCTTTCTCCATGTGGATGAGGTCCCGTCCGGTCATTTCCCTGATGACGATTTTACGTCCGTCAGAAATAGTGGTGGAGTAAGTAGGTGCTGTCATGGTTGCTGTCTTCTTGGTTACAGGTGCGTTGGATTCACCTTGGTTGGAAATGGTTCTCATAGTTTTGATGAGCGTTTGTTGAGTTTTACCCTTGCGAGCGTAAGAGCGGATTCGATTTCCTCATTGCCTTCTCCGGGAGGAAGGCTGAGGTATATATCTTGAGCAATCTTCCAGCTTTTCTCTGCGTCTTGCACTTGATTGATTGCTAGTCGATCATCGACGTCATCGATCCAAAATAAAACCACAAGTTTGCGGTATTCAGGGTCCGTTGGAAGAGGAAAGGCCATTAGAGTGAGCGTAGCATGTTTACGGTTTCTTGCAGGTCGAAGTATCGTAAGTTGTACGCGCACTCGACGGAGGAAGGGATAATCCGGTCTTTTTTATCATAGGGAATGGTCATATAGTAAGAATCTATAAAACCTTTAAACATTTGTACTCCCACAGTTTCTACTCGGGATTTTTTCTGTTTACGCATTAGATCGCCTTCCGGTTATTGGGGGTTAGTGTGGTCAATGCCACGGGACTGTTGGTACAGGGACAACCCACCAGGGGTTGACATATGCCCAGTAAAGGTACACTGGACTTTTTATTATTTAGTTTAGATAATACCTTTCTGTATAGCATTATATCGAGTTGTTAGTTTTTGTATCGCACCTATCTCGGATAGTTCGGACATAGAGTGCTCAACACCCGGAGATTCATTAGAACCCCTGGGGTTAGATACTGTTACTGTCTTCTCATTTGGAGATTTACGAATACGGTCGTCAATAGCAACCGAGGAGAAGTAGGCACGGGATAACGGGAGATCCGGTATACCAAGTGCCGAGTGAAATAGGGACCAAGTGTACATATGGGCAATTTGAAACAGAACAGCGAACTGTTCGGCGTACTTCTCCTGGGTCATGAAATGGATTTCATCGTGTATACTAAGCACGAAGCGACAGGGAATACGATACTCTTCCGCCAACCAATGTACAGATGTTAAGAACACACTTAACACTTCTGCTCCGGAGGATTGTATAGTCCAGTTAACACGAGAAGTCTTAAAGTCATCCCCCACAGCAGCAGGACGCATTGCGGTAGAGATTTTAGTTCCCAAACAAGGCAGCGTTGGAATACGTGACCTCATGGCAATCTCTTCCATAAAGTTAAAGCATCCAGAGTCGGAACCCCCCTCGTACAAACCGTTACGTAATTTCCCCTTCTTGCCTTCCAAAATACGGTAAGCGAAGTTTTTCACTTCGGCAGGGGATTTCTCCGGGTACTTGCGACGGATGTAGGTTTGAACTGCACGAACACCAGCGCCATAGAGCACAGCGAATCCGGCAATCTTGGCAGTGTCACGGTCTACACCTGCCAACTTGGCAAGCGCAGAGTGTGGGTCTGTGCCTGCTTCCTTACTTCCGGACAAGACGTTGTATCCAAAAGGCGAGCACCCGACGTGCCCACCTTCCCATTTATCTGAATAGATAGCAGCGATTTGCATTTCTTGACCGTCAAAGTCAGCTCCGACAATCTTCCAACCGTCGGGAGCTTGAACCCGTGACTTCAACTCAGTGCCAATGCGCCAGTTTTTAGTGGAGCACATTGTCACCATCAGGGATTCCACGGTGCGTCGGGTTACAGTACCGTGGCAGAGAATCTCAGGGAGGGTAACCAGGGCATCTTCCCCGTGGGGGTTAGCAACGGGGAGAAAAATCCGGTCCATTACCCGTTTGCGGACGGAAGTCCAGTAGCTAACCGCGTTTGCGATCTCCAAAGCCCGCTTTGCCTCAGGCAAATCACTGCTTAGACGCCCAACAGCCATGTCATCTACGAAATCCTTGCTCAACACACCGCCAACGTTTTCGCCAGTCCCTTTAGGGTGTGGAATTTTTTCTATCTTTCCCTCCTCGTTATGGAAACACCACCCATCTTCTCGGGTCATAATCATTGGGGACCCTTCCCACTGAAGCTTCAGCAAAAGGTGAGAGATGTTACTTTTAACTCCAATGTGTGTTTCTGGGTCTTTAATATAAGGACGAACCCAGTTGGGGGCACCAGCGTACTTGCCTTTTGAGGTTTTGACTTCCCAGTCCATTTGAGAGAGCCAGGGATCCCGAGCAACCCAACTTTCTCTCTCTGTTTCCTCAAGATTTTTCCACTCGTCGTAATATTCCCATACCAAATCCTGACACAACTTGGTCATTTCCTTGTTGTGCTTATCAAAGGTGTCTTCAACTCCGGCAATCCACTCCTGCCAATCTGGCACCAAGGGTACCACGGAACCATTCAAGTGGTAATGACCGCAAAGGGCTGTCAGGCTTGGGGTGGCGTCCAGATACTTGGGCCACAGGGCTTGGAATAGCTCTGCCGTATAGAAAGCATCCTTTACAGCATAGTCAAGCGCATCTGTCAGCAACCGGTTGATTTGAGACATCTCGGTGGCCTTTACGAATATGTCCCGGATTTCCTTGTCGGTGGAGCCTAGTTCGGTTACATCCTCGCCGAAAAACTTGCGTACCGCAGCAACGTGGAAGTTGTAGGTGGCGACTAGGGAGTTTGTGGAGCCCTCATCAAGCCATTTCGGTGCGTACCTTAGTTTCCTTTTCTCTTCAGGTGTAAGATCCTCTGGGTCCTTCCCAGCAAGTACGTAAAGCCAACGCTGGCCCCCAGCAAGACCGGAAACACCAATATGAGCAGAAAGAGTGTCGAAGTAAAAGTTTTCGGGGCGAGTATTATCAAGGGAGTAACCTTCACGGGCACGGACACGGTCATAGGAGATATTGTGCCCTGCGATGAACCTGCCGGTGCCAACCGGAATTAACCCGTATTGCTCCCACTTATCTTGCGGCAGAGTTGGATCAACCAGCTCAGCAGCCAACCAAATGTAAGCCGCCTTGGCAGATAGCGCAGTGCCAATAATCGGAAATGCACCGCCAGTAACAAAAGTTTCAGTATCGAACGTGAATGCTTCTTCCAGAGGATACGGAACTTTCTCAATCTTCCAGGTTTCACCTTGTTTCTCGTACCGGTGCCAGCCTGATTTGAATACAAACTCGGACGGACTCGGCAGTTGTGGTAGCTTGGCCTTGGCAAACTCATCGGCCCATTCCTTATACTGACCTACTTGCTCTGCTGCTATATTCTCGAAGTGATTCTTAAGGTTATCCCCCTTTAGATCAGGTAGGGGCAGAGGTCCATCGTAGAGGTTGTAGGGGTAATCCACCGGAGTTGAAATTTTAAATTCCTTCAGGAGCCCCTTAGCTTTCTGTACCTGGAGTTTCGACATTGGTCGGGGAGACTCTAAACCAAATAACCGGCTATGAATGTCTTCATTCACAACCGGGTATCCTAAATCTGTGTGACGCATGTCAAGACGATGAGTTTTCATGTTTATATTATAGGGGGCGGTTTACCCCAGTAAACCGATTTACAATGTATCTATTGGAGGTGCTACAGCACTGTCGCGAACCGGGTAGATGAAACCGGCGTAAGGTGGTAACCCATTGCCACCGGTGGAGCCGGGGCTCATTACAGGTCGTTGTGACCAGTAGGGGTTGCCATTCTGGGAGACGCCAGACACAGCCGTGATAACCACGAAGAATCCGGTGCCAGGGCCGATGGCGGCGGTA